AAGATAGAATGTATTGAAGCCATCGAAGAGTCTATGACACCAGACGCATTCAAGGGTTATCTCAAGGGCAATACTATGAAGTACCTGTGGCGTTATGAACGCAAGGGCAAAGCAGTAGAGGACTTAGAGAAGGCTCAGTGGTACTTGAATAGACTGATAGAGGAGAACAAATAATGAAGGGACAGACACAGTATGGAAAAGGGTCGGCACAACGACCCACTGACCCCAAGAAGTACGCAGATAACTTTGATGCTATCTTTGGCAAACTTAATGTCAATGACCATTCAGAGGAAGATATAGAGAAAGACAAACTAAAAGATAAGGAAGTTAAGAAATGAATCAGTACCAACAGTTTATACACAAGTCCCGTTACGCACGTTGGCTACCTGTCGAAGGTAGACGTGAGACATGGGCAGAGACAGTACAGCGTTACGTAGACTTCTGGGATGGTCGTGGTCAGATAAGCAAAGCCGAAGGCAAGAAGTTATACAATGCTATATATAACCTAGAAGTAATGCCCAGTATGCGCTGTATGATGACAGCAGGTGATGCTTTAGACAAGGACAATGTAGCAGGGTTTAACTGTAGCTACCTACACATTGACTCACCACGTAGCTTTGATGAGCTTATGTACGTACTGATGTGTGGTACAGGCGTAGGGTTCAGTGTTGAACGTAACTTCATTACCAAGCTACCAGTCATCGCTGAGTCATTCCACCAGACTGACAGTACGATTGTAGTAGCAGACAGCAAGATTGGTTGGGCTAGTGCATTCCGTGAGTTAATCGCTATGCTGTACGCAGGTAAGATACCTAAGTGGGACGTGAGTAAGGTGCGCCCATCGGGTGCTAGACTCAAGACCTTTGGTGGTCGTGCTAGTGGCGCAGAGCCTCTTGAGGATTTGTTTAACTTCTGCATCGGTATCTTTCAGAAGGCATCAGGACGTAAGCTAACGAGCATTGAGTGCCACGATGTTGTATGTAAGATTGCAGACATTGTAGTTGTCGGTGGTGTACGTAGGTCAGCATTAATTAGTTTGTCAAACCTATCAGACCCACGTATGGCTAAGGCTAAGTCTGGTCAGTGGTGGATGGATGAAGGGCAACGTAGACTGGCTAACAACAGCGTAGCTTACACAGAGAAGCCAGACTTTGAGTCATTCCTTACTGAGATGCACACCATGTACGATAGTAAGGCAGGAGAGCGTGGTATCTTTAGTCGTGTGGCGGCACAGAAGATAGCCGCTAAGAACGGACGGAGAGACCCTGAGCAGGACTTTGGGACTAACCCTTGCTCTGAGATTATCCTACGCAGTAATCAGTTCTGTAACCTATCTGAGGTCGTTATACGTGCAGACGATGACCTTGTTAGTCTTAAAAAGAAAGTTGAAGTAGCTTCCATCATCGGAACTCTACAGGCTACCTTGACTGACTTCCGCTACCTACGCAATGTATGGAAGAGAAACACAGAAGAAGAAGCACTGTTAGGTGTAAGTTTAACTGGGATATGTGACCATTACTTGTTGGGTAAAGATTCGCCTGACCTAGATAAGTGGTTGACGGAGATGAAAGATGTTGCAATCAAAACTAATAAAGAGTGGGCTGACAAACTCGGCATTGCTCAGTCTGCGGCTATTACTTGTGTTAAGCCAAGCGGTACTGTGTCTCAGCTTGTTGATTCTGCTAGTGGCATACATCCCCGTTTTTCTAAGCATTATATTCGTAGAGTGCGTTCAGACAAGAAAGACCCGCTTGCTCAGTACATGACAGCCGCAGGTTTCCCTGTAGAAGATGACGTAATGAGTAAGTCTTCTCTGGTCTTTGGCTTCCCTATCAAGTCACCCGACAATAGTACTACAGTAAAGCAGGTGGGTGCAATGGAACAGCTAAAGGTCTGGAAGAAGTACCAAGATTACTGGTGTGAACATAAGCCAAGTATCACTGTTTATTATACAGATAGTGAGTTCCTGCAAATAGCACAGTGGATATGGGATAACTTTGATAGTGTCAGTGGTATTAGTTTGTTGCCTGTTAGTGACCATGTTTATCAGCAAGCCCCTTATGAGGACATAACCGCTGAGAAGTATGAGGAGTTACTAGCGGCTATGCCAGTGGATATTAAGTGGGAAGACTTAGAACACTTCGAGAAGGAAGATAATACTACAGGTTCGCAAGAACTGGCGTGTGTCGGAGGCGCGTGTGAAATAGCATAGGTAAAACTAAGGGGGCGCAATGCCCCCTTTTTTATTTCTCTTCTCTTTCTTCTTTCTCTACCTGCTCTATTACTTTCTCAGCACCACCACCTAATAAATAATAGTAAGACCTACCCGCGATTGGAACTTTCTGAAGTGCTTTATTAAACGCCTCATAATCATTCTCTTGTTCAAACAATACATTGTTCATAGCTTCACCCATTGCATCGAGTATAGAGGGTGCGGCAGGAGTTAGTAACTCTGTTACAAAAGTACCATACTGCCCTTTTGCTAAGTACTTCTCTCTACTATATTTACTTAGGAATAGTATTTTAGATAGAGACTCATAGGTAACATCATCTATGTCTCTAAGCGCATCAGGGTCGAAACCAGAACGTAGGAAGTTTCTTGCGTTTTCAATACTTCCGTTAGCCATTCCTACCAGTAACGAATATTTAAGTGCTTCCTCAAATGCACCCGTTACGTCACCTCTCTGCCCCCTCTTCACGATGTTTTGTCTAATCAGGTTTAACTGCTTAAGACCGAATGATTTAAGAGAGTACAGTATTCTTCCGTTAGCCATCTCCAAGTATAGCTGTGGCATCTCAGATAAAGCAATGGGTTGTACGTCAGCTAGTTCATTCCACATCAACAGCTTAGTGTTGTCAGTAACACGCCCTGCCTGTAGGTCAGCAATTAAATCTGCTGTCTCATTCTCAAACACATCCCCATACTTCTTAGCAATAGCATCTGGATTTGCTCTAGCTAGTTTAGTATTCTTACGCCAAGATGCTTTAATAAAAGTATCCTTACCTAGTTTATCAATCTTCCTAAACCCAGAATAAGTCAAAGCAAAATCAAGAAACTTGGTCATACCATTAAGGTTCTGTAGTTCAGCAGATACTTGGTTGACCAAACCTAAATCATCAGCAGTTATCTTGGCTCGTTTGTTTCCTGTAGCCAGTGCTTTGGCTGTGTTCATTACACCATTTAAATATAACGAAGAACCGATATCACCTAGCTGAATCAACGCAGAGTCAAACTGACCCAGTAACGCGGCATACTGTAAGTCTCTAACACTAGCCATTGTCTTGCCCATAGCCCTATCAGCGGCTTCAAACCTAGCCTTAAGTAAAAGTCTTAGGTCATCCTGCTGTGCGTTAGTCAAGTCCTTACCACGTTTCTTCATGTCCAGAACGTGTTTACCTATGGTGTTGTTAATAGACTCGTCTAGTTCAATCTTACCTGCTTTGTTATACGCAACGGACTTACCGAAGAACTCGTGTTTAGCTATCTCTCGTTCAGCCTTGTTGATGTATAACTGTAAAGCCGTAGGTGTGTCGTGATAATACTTCTGTAAGTGCTGAGGTATAGTACGGATTGTACGCGCAGACTCTAAGCGTTTCTTGCCTGAAGGAGGCGTTTTACGTGTAATAGACTTAGTAATTATGTCAGCCGCTATCTCATCGTCTAGTTCAGACCAGTGTCCTAGTCCTCTTTTTTTAGCTTCTGTAGCAAGAGCCTCATCTATAACAGAGTTAGTTTTCTTACCGACAGCTTGACGTAAACCATCTAAGTCTTTAACGTAACGAGGCATGTAGTTTGTTAGATAAGACATCTTAATACCTGCTTTGTTTGCTCTGGTATGAACGTCATCTAATAACTTATTTAAAGTCCGCATCTCATCTGCTAAGTTGGTTTCGTTTGCACTTTTAGATTTTTTAAACTTCAAGTCACCAAAGTGTTTCTTGGCTATGTTGCTTGCCTTAAGGATTTGACCGTTGTTCAGTGCAAGTTCCATCTCATAGTACTTAGCCTTTAAAGCAGAGTCTTTAATCTTACCCGCCTGACCCATTAGGCTATTAAATCCTTCGGCTTCTCTTAAGGTATTGGCTAATGCAACACTTGTTCTCATGTCGTGGTTACGTACAGCACCTGCTAGTCTTTGGTCTACGTTACGCAGTACCTGAGATACAGGCGCACCTATGTAGTCCCAAGCCTTTCCTATCTTAGTTGTAGAAGCCGCAGGGTTGTCTAGGTTAGCCATAATCTTAGCGGCATTCTCTCTACTTAAATACGAAGGTCTCTTATCTTTACTGGCATACTTAAGAACATCTATTTTATTTTTAGCATTAAGGCTTAAGTCTTTCTCTGCCAAAGCAACAGCTTGTTTATTCGTTACGCCCTTACCATTAGACTGCTTAGTGTTAAACAGATGATAGGCTGTACGTTCTTGTAACTTATCTGCTATCTTGTCAGCAGTTGCTTGAGAACCTTTAGTTGCTTTTGTGTTATTTACTAAGTTAAGTACTCTCTTACCACCCTTCTCTACAGTCTTAAGAGGCGCACGTACTGCTGTCTTATACGCTAAACCTGCTGTCTGTACTGGAGCAAAGGCGGCAGAGAATAACGTACCGTAAGCAAACGACTTAGCTAGTTCGTCTGCATTTACCTCGTCCTGAACCATCTGTCTACTACCTTCACTAGCTAGACCATACACCCCACCCGCAAGGAGCATAGGGACAGTACCGACACTACTGGCTACGACCGCAGGTATTAACAAGGGGTCAGCTATCTCAGACAAGATAGTTCCCGTAGCCTTCATTGTCTCATCTTCACCTGCTATATCTAAGACATCAGCAGTTATTTGATAGGCTTCTCTAGCCATCAGTTCTTTATTTTTTAGTAGGATGTCTTCTCTCTTTTCTGGAGTCATGTTTAAAAACTGTTCTCCAGTGATGCCTTGATTCTTTAAAGCATCATCATAGTAAACCTCAGCGGACACTTGCTCTAAACGACCTGTCTCAGGGTTTCTCATCATCTTGACGCGAGAAGGGCTGTACGCCTCTGCTGTGGTTAACAGACGAGCCGCGGTGTTCCCTGCTTTTTTAAACTGATAACCTAATTCTTTAGCGCGTGTTGTTTCCCCTACACCCTCAACGCTTTTCTTCTCACCAAACTCACCGAATCCCATGTATCTTAAGAAGTCAGTAGAACTTTGTACTAGATTTTTTGTAAGCGCACCGCCACCTGCCGCCATAGGATTAACGGATACAGGAGGGGCTTCAAGTCTTTCTTGTTCCTTTTGTTTCACATCTTCAGGAACTACATCTTCGTATTCTTTAACACCTTCAGGCGGCTTACTAGCCTCTGCTCTATATTCACGTATAGCGTTAGCAAAGGCAAGAGCATCTTCAGTATTACCTGCGTCATCAGCTTTTATGAATGCTGACTCTAGCTGTTCAATAGTAATGTTAGACATTTAACTTACCTTTATTAATAGTTTTTTAATCTAGCTTCTAAGTCTTTCTTTTGTCTTTTTTCTATTTCATCGGGAGTCATCATCCGAGATTCACCCCACTCAAACAAACCTGTTTCAGTCAGGTTGTCAGTGTACATTTTTTTAATAGCTAGTTTTCTAGCCTGAGATAAATCCATTCCTCCATCAATCAACTTATTTGTAACTTCAGCTACTTGAGTAGCCAACAAGTCCTGTGCCGTCTCTGTTTGATTATTCCAAGAATCGTTCCAGTCAGTATCTAAAAAAGCAAAAAAGCCTTCTCCTCCCTTAGCCTCTTCACCTGCTAAACTTAATGCTTTCTTAGCGAATTTTATGTCAGTCGCTGTAGGCTTTTCTCCTTTAGGTTGCGCGGCTTGCTTTCTACCTAAGATTTCAATACCTTTGTTTAACGCACCTTTGACTCCGCTACGGATTGCTTGTGCTAACTGAGCATACTCTAAAGGTAAAGCATTAGCAACATCCACTGCCGCTTGCTTTTGTCTTAAACTTTCTTCTCTTCTTTTCTCAGCCATGCCCAAAGCTAGTTGTTCACTAGGAGGCGCACCGCCACCTGTCATGTTACGTAAAGCACCACCCATACGTTGCTGATTTTTTAATGCACTGTTTACAAGCATCTCTCTGCCTGACATCTGTGTACGAGGGTCAATACCACCTCTAGGGATGCCTGTTAATAATCCTGCTATATCTCTATTAGCCATTAGTATTTTCCTCTATTAATCAAACGGGTTTAAGTCTTTAATCCACTGAGGTGTAGGAGCATCACCGAAACCTACAGAACTGAGCCAACCGCCATCCTGTGTTAAATCAATACCATACTCCTTCGCTAAGATTTGCTCTTCTAGTGAAGGTTGAGTACCGAAAATTAAATCAGTAAAGGTGTCTCTCTTACTTGCTTCAAGTCCTTGCGCTAACTCAGTGCCCTGCATCAGTGCTTCAATACCAGACTGACCTAATCCACTAAACAGTTGCGCTCCTGTTCCTGCCCCCGTAAGTGCAAGTTTAGAACCTTCCATACCATAACCAAGAGCCGCTAGTGCTTCTTCCTGCGGCTTGTAGCCTTGATTCATCATACCCGTGGCTGTATCAAACATCTGCTTCTGTTCAGCCATAGCTTGTGTCCTAGCCCCTAAGTTCGCCCTGCCCATCGCTTCCTGTATAGCAGTCTGTTGTGCTAACATTTCTGGAGTAGCACCGCCATAAGCATCAGAACTTAACCCTAAGCGTCCCTGAGATAACATACGTTCCTCTAAGGCTAAAGCGTTACGTTGTTCTTCAGGACGCTGAGTGGCTCTAATTTGCTCATACAGTTTACCCTGTGCTATACTAGGGTCTACACCTGCCTGACTAAACAAAGACTGTGCGTCAGACATTAGTTGGTTCTGAAGGGCTTGTTGCTCAGGGGACATCTGTAAAGAATAACCACCTTGAGCATCCGTAGTAGCTGAACCTAACCCTGTAGTTACTGTAAAAGGTTTAAACTCAGTTTTGCTCATAACGTCTTCACCGAGACCATATAGCTTCTCTGCGCTTTCTTGTCCTAACGCAAGTGCCGCTTTAGACGCTTCGTCTTGGTTATAGTAATTCGCTCCCGATTCTATCGCATCTAACCAACCCATTATACATTCTCCAGTTCTGCTACACGACTACGTAGCGATTGTATTTCTTTAATTAACATAGGTATTAAGTCTCCAGTAGCAATACCTAGTGTATCTTCGTCATTCTCAGGAACATTAACTGCTTCAGGGTATACCTCTGCTAATTCCTGAGCAATCATTCCATAGCTTTGATGTCTACCGTCTTCAATCCAGTCAAACTTTCTAACCTGAATAGCATCTATTGTGCTACCTGCATCATCAGCGTCTGCAATGTTTTCCTTAAGGCGTTGGTCTGATGAAACATTAGGATTGGTTGTTAAATAAGCAGTACCCCAACGACTTGCAGTTGTTCCTAAATCAGAACCCCCGTTGTCAGTACCGAGGCTACTAACAGCACTAATACTCATGGGGCTTAAAGCCGTACCTTGATAACCGAAACCACTAGCTCCTAATGCAACACCTCGAATGTAAGATATTGAACCATCGTCAGTGGCAGTTAACCTACTTACTGTTGTTCCACTTCTTTGATAATCTAAAAGAGTAACTGCATTACCTACACCACCGCTTTTTGTGTTGTCTATGCTGAGTGGAGGAGTAGCACTATTAGCATTAATATGAAGCAGTCCTTCTATGTCAGAGGGGTCGCCTTCATTTATTGACAGCCTGTTGTTAACATAAACAGTGTTATCACTTCCTAAAGTTAATGTATTAGCTCCTTGAGCGTTAACTTGAAAAGTCAAAGCATCGGTAACGTGGCTATATTCTATTTTACCTGATTGGGTACTGCTTGTAGAATCGTAAAAGAAAATAGAGTTTGTTTTAGTGCTTGGTGTTTTAAAACCAATGTAAGCATCCGTTGACTGTGCTACTTCTAGGTGGTATGAGGGTGTCGCTGTGCCTACTCCAATACGCCCCTTGCCTCCCACATTACTTGTATTCAATAAAGATACAGCATCTGTGTCTAAAATGAGGTCATCACCTAGAGTGGTTATACCTGTAAC